TGAACTGGCGCGCGCAAGATTGGCGCATCACGGATGTGAAGGAATCAATAGACAGAATGAGTGTGACTATTTTGGCGTATCGAAATGAAACGGGTGCGCCAGTATGAGTCAGATGTCAGCATTGGCTTATGCTCAGGCAATTCAACCCGCGATTCAAACGATATTCGGGGCTGTTCCAGTGTATGCCAGTTTTAATCGTAATTATGCAAACGAGCCTAAGTTCGTTACGTGGCACATGCGGAACATTCACCAGCCTGTTTACGCTGGGACGTTCAAGGGTATTGATAGACCGATTGTGCAAGTAACGATTTTTGCGAAGACGATGACGGATGCTTTTACGATGGGTGACACGTTATTAACAGCATGGCACGGCTTTACTGGATTAGTTGGCTCGTTGTCAGTATCAAAGATTGATTGTGCATGGCTATACGACACTTATGACGACACTATAGGACTTCACCAAGTTGTATTGGATTGTCAGTTTGACGTTCCAACTTAATTAACCGAGAAAGGGAATAAATCATGGCAGCCCCCAATAAAGTATTACCCGGATTTGTAGCAGCGTTGTATTGCCAGCCTACAGCTACCCCAACCCCCATAACATTGGCTAACTTGTCAGTGAACGCTACCATTGCAGCCTTGGCGATTACAGGCAATCAACTGCCTGTTGAGTCTGTGCCAGTGTTCGGGCGTGATGATGCGGTTGCGACTTACTCAGTAGCTGGTTCACGCGAATCGGCAAAAATTCCTGTTCAATCTGCTCCGACTTCGATGACAGTAACAGCGGCATGGAATCCATCAGATACGAACTTGTTATTGATGCAAGCTGATTCTGATTTGGGTACAGTAACGCGTACATTCATCATTGGCTTTGTGGACGGCGCAACGAACAAATACTTCTCATTCAATGCTCGCGTGTCGATGTTCCATATCGACTCACAGCCTGGTGCAGAAGCTAAGTGCGTGTTCAGTATCCATCCTGTCGGCAATCAATTCGGCTGGAGTTAATCATGCTTAGTGACGCTATTGAAGAGATGGTGTCAACTTACCAACCCCTTGACCACGTGGCGAGGGGACTGGTGGTCGATGCTCAAGAGGTAGCTGACGCACTGGCGAACGCTTCGCCTGATTCGGTGGAGTTCGTCGTGTTAACAGTTTTGGCTAAATACAATCAGGTGATTGAAGTTGGAAATAAAGAATACGAATGACCTTCTAGCCTACCTTTTGTTACAGATGAACTCTGGACAAAAGGACTGGTTTGGGTATCCACAACAAAAGATTACGGGAATGTTCGTAGCTTATAACATGGCTGTTGAGCATGGCGACAAAATGACCCCTGAAGAGATTGTGGATTACGTGGTCAAGTTGAATAACTGCATTTTCACAAAGATGATCGTCGGGCGATGAAACAGACATTTCAAATGGAAGGCGCGCAAGAACTGAACGCACTATTTGAGGATATGCAGAACGATTTTGGAATAAAAGACCAGAAGAACATTCTGACTAATGCGGCAAGGGCTTCGATGAAGCCAGTAATGGAAACGGCAAAAGCTTTAGTGGCAGTTGATACGGGTGCTTTAAAGACCACGATTAAAGTCAGTGCAAAGAAGCCAAGCGCGAAAGACCGTCGCAGTAAATACGTGAATGCTGGTGATGTGGCGATTGGTGTGGTATCGGCTTATATAAAAGGCTCGGCACTGGCAAAAATGAAATACACTGACGCAAAGACTGGCGCGAAAGTAACGGGAATTGACAGCGACGCACGGGCAACAGTTCAGGAGTTTGGAAGTTACAAGATGCCAGCAAAGCCTTACCTTCGCCCTGCTTTGGAATCAAAAGGGCAGCAAGTAGTAAATGAGTTAGGTCAAACCATTGGAAGCGCACTAGAAAAATATAAATCAAAACACAAAGGAAAATAAGACATGAAAAAATTTGGGCAAGCTCTAGGCGTAGTTAATGCAGATTCAATGCGGGTTCGAACTTTTGAACTCGGTGGTCATACCTTCAAAGTTAAAATCCCTTTAACGGCTGAATATGATGCGATGTACAAGCGCATGGAAGTTGTGGACGAAGAGAAGGTGCTTGCGTATTACTTGGAATCTACCAAGGAATTGATTGCATCACGTCCAGCAGTTGAAAGTGAAAGTGACAACATCAAGTATTCAGACGATGACGTGGTGGTGATGGGTAGATCGATGCGACAAGCTGCGCGCATACGATTGGCGACTGAAACACGTATTATTGAAATGTTCAAGCTACTTGTCCCAGCCGAAGAAGGCTTCGACATGGCGACGATTGATTATCCAATGATTGAAGAATTATTCCCGCTCGCAATCCAATTACAAATAGTTGAGGAGATTGCGAACGTAGTTTCACCAAGTTATAAGGATGCGCGGGGAAAGTAATCGGGTCGGTAAGTCGGCAGGTTCGGGCTTATTTAACGGCTCACGGTACTGACCCTGATAGTGTTGACCTTGAAACATTTAATGATATTTGCATCATGTTTAACGATGGTGTCATTGGGAATCTTGGTATAATTGAAGCACTCGGTTCACTCACAGCGGGGACGTTCAATATGAATTTGAAGCAAGGCGTTATGCCCTACAAATTGAAAGACATCATCCCATCCGCTCATGCGTATCTATACCCTCCCCTATCTCCCGAAGAGCAAGCTAAACAAGCCGCACAAGGGTTGATGAGCTTCGCCATGAATGTGAGTCGATAAATGGCAAACATTGCGCGATTGGGTGTGGTTCTTGGGATAGATTCGGCTGAGTTTACGACAGGCATTGCTGCGGCAAAAAAGACTGTTTCAGAACTCGCTGACAAGATGAAGGTTGCCTCGACCATAGCGGTAGGAGCTTTCACTGCTATGGCGTACAAGGCTATGGAATATGCTGACCGTATGCAGGACACAGCCAAGGCGAACGAGGTTGGTATAGCTTCGGTGCTTCAACTCTCCCGCGCACTCCAACAGAACGGCGGCGAATCTGAAAATGCAGGCAAATTCCTCTCTTCATTCACAGCACACATAGACAGCGCAGCGCAAGGCTCAAAGACCGCGCAAGATGCGTTTAAACGTGTCGGGGTAAGTCTAAAAGACCTTGCATCAATGTCTAATGAAGAGTTGATGAAGAAAACCCTCGAAGGGCTAAATGCTATGCCTGACGTTGTATCACGCAATGCGGTAGCGATGACAACCTTCGGAAAGGCAGCGAAGAACGTAGACTTAAAGGGCATGTTGGATGACATGCAGCAAGTCAACCCTGAGTTTGAAGCCCACGCAAAGGCGGTTGAGATTGCGGGGAATATGCACGACAGATTGCAGAAAAGTGCAGACCAACTAACGCTCACTTTTACACAAGGTGTGTTCCCTGCAATCAATGATATTGCAACAGCATTCTCTGATGTTGGAGAAAAGGGCGATAAAGCCTTATCATTTTTCACTTTAATAGGCGATGCTGGAAGGGTTATGGCATCTGGTTTGCAAACTATAGCCACTGGATTTGATGTATTGTTTACTCAAATCGGATATAGCTTAGATGTAGGACGATTGATTAAAAATTGGGACTGGAAAAAATTCGAAGAAGACGCAGTAAATCGCTCAAATACAATCAATCAGATTTATACAGACGGTGCAGAAAAGCAGAAAACAATTTGGGGAAAGCAAAGCGAATATGCTGGGAAATCTTTCGATTATGTTGAAAAATTAACAGCAAGAGATATTGCATCTTTAAAAGGTCACACACAAGCAATCAAGGCGTATTTAAAAGCTGGGATGATTAGCGAAGATGACGTTTCATCGCTTAATGTTCCGCGTAGAACAGTTACACAGGGCAAGGCTACAGCGGACAGCAGTGCAGCCGATAGAGCAGCAGAAAAGGCTGCTAGAGAAGCGCAACATCGTGCTGAAGAGTTGCGACTTGCTGAACGTATCAATAAAGAATTTGAAGGGCAGGAATCTATTAAGCTCAAGCTTATTCAACATTCTGGCGAAATGTTAAGCATGACTAATGATGAGCGTAAACTGGCAACAGCTCTACTGCAAATTGATGATGACCGCGAAAGGAAGATTGAGGACATCAATAAGCAACTTGACAAAGAACGTGCAAAGTCTGACAAAGACCCAACAAAAAGCCAAGCAGTAATAGACCAACTCGAAAAGCAAAAGACACTTGTTAGTGAAGTGGCTGAAAAATACCGTAAACTTACACAAGATGAACTCGCATCGCAACGGACTTTGCAAAACTCGTTTAAATTCGGATGGACAAACGCCTTTAATCAATTCTTGGAAGATGCAAAGAATGATTCTAAATTGGCAAGTGATATGTTCTCTTCGATGACGAACAACATGAATAGCTTTTTGGACAACTTCGTTAGAACTGGCAAGTTGAATTTTGGAGATTTTGCAAAGTCAATCATTCAAGATTTAATCGCCATTCAATTGAAAATGTCAGCAATGAAAATGATTTCAGCGTTTGCTGGTTCGTTTGGTGGTGGCAGTCCAGCAGGTTCAGAAGCGGCGGCTTGGCAGACAGGCAATTTTAAGGCAAACGGCGGAACGGTAAGTGCTGGCAGCCCAGTTATTGTGGGTGAGCGTGGTCCTGAATTATTCTTCCCTTCTCGGTCAGGTGCGGTTATCCCAAACAATGACATGATGGCTTCCATGAGTGGCGGCGGTGGCGATACCTATAACGGGACGGTGATACAAAACATGAGCGCAATCGACACGCAATCAGCTATGCAGTTTATCGCGAGTAATAAGAATGCGATTTTTTCAGCTAACCAGTCAGCGGCACGTTCGATGCCGACCAGCCGATGAGTTTAAATATCATATTAGCCAACTCTGAAACAGTTGGGATTAACGACCAGAAGTTTGTAGGTCAAACTGTCAGTCGGGATCAGCGCATTTCAACGGCTGAAGTCTTATCGGTTCAGCCGTTTACTTTCGACATGAAGCCTATGTCATTTATGCTCTATTCAAAAAGTAGGGCGATGCTTTCTGCACTTCGGACAGCGGATAGACTAACTGAGCAGTATCTCAACTTCGGTTCGACTGGGTGGTTAAATTATATTGCTTACCAAGGCGACATGACTGGCGTTCAGGCGGCGGCGTGTCAGTGGCAAATCACCTCGGCAAATAAAGTGTTGGTTCTTGGAAGCCTTCCCTCTATAACCTCGACTTTGTACATTTGCAAGACGGGCGACTTCTTGCAGGTCGGGCGATATGCTTACATAGCTACCGCAGACGTTCAGCGCGGGGCTGGCTCAACTGTTTCTATACCTGTGCATAGGAATTTAATTGCAAAGCTTGCAAGCCCTGTTAATGCAGTCATAGGGCAGTACGGGACGACTGTATCAATGGGTGGTTCGGCTTATACGGGTGTGACCTTTCCCGTCATTGTGCGGAATTATCCAAACTATAACTTAGTCCCGATGACGAACGACAGTTATATAAGCTTCAATGGTTCGTTTCAGGCGATGGAATCGGTCGTATGATAAACATCGCGCCATTGCAAAACGTGCAGCATATCTCGCTTGCTGAGTTCGTGCGTGTCACGACTACCGTTGCTGGCGTGGCTACAGTGTACCGATTCTCAACCGCTCCCAGTTCAATGACCATCACAGCGGTGGACGCTTCACCATTTGACGGGCTAGGCGCGTTGGTGAAAGTTGGGGATGTACAACGCGATATTAAATCGACAGCGAATGAAACCACTATCACGTTAGTGGGAATTGATACTTCCTTGCTTGGCTGGGTACTCGGACAAGCGATTAAAGGTGCGAAGATTGAAGTGTGGAGAGGGTTTTTCGATGACAACGGCGTATTGATTACAACGGGCGGCACGGGTGGATTGTATAAATCATT